ACCACTAGTACCCCACATCTCCCGCCAGTTCCCACTGGCGGTAGGCGGGTATTCGTCCGCGAATATGCGCCGAAAAGGCAGGTGGAAAGTAGGTGCCGAGCTCACACCGAGCTCTCCTGTCCCACTCAAGGACCTGAACAATCCTTGTGCGAGTGGACAAGACCCCCATGTTCGTAGAACATGGCTTGGGCCACCTCTGCTTTCCCGGTTTAATCTCCTGTGTCCGTACTCTCTTGTTCCGACCCCCTCTGCCAAGATACATTACATTTGTACACATGCCAACGTACGTACGCATGAATGTATAGGGGATCCAACAGTCACCCGGTTGGTTCGTGTCAATAGGAAGCTGCTTGCTGGCAACAGATTCCTCCACCACTCGGGAGACTTGCCGCCAAAGATCCCTGCGGGCAGGGATGGCGGGCACAACAAGAGTACGGATATACTTCGTCGGGTCATGAGGACCAGAATGCTCAGCATTCTCACACAGGTAAAGCTCCTGCAGAGCTCGTCGGCACCAAAATGGCACCCTCAGTCGCCCCTTGCAAGGGTGACCGAGGCCGCCAAGCTGGCTCGGAAGCTCTGCAGGCCTGTGCTTCTTCATTGCAATCTTTCGCTGGTTGCGGTAAATTGTCTTTGCACAGCGTGCAAGTCGATTGAACGAAGAAGGGTCTACAGAATGCTGACTCATGACCCCATTACCATTCCTGACGAACTCCTTGAGGGACGGAGGTCTAAAGGGCACACAGCCCGTGCGCTCCCTAGCCAAGAGCGCATAGGCTTCGCAGAACACGAAGCCTATCTTAGACCGGTAAGACTTACCCTCATGAAGTTCGCTTCCTACGGCCCTGGCTCGCTGGCTGTAGGAAGAAACGTTATCGGGATGGCACACAGCCGCAAGATCATCTCCGCAGATGATTCTGTACGGGCTGAGGCGTGCGCTCATCCAGTGGTTAAGGAGAGACAAGATGAGAAACGAACAAGGAGTTCCCATAAGGGAACCTCTCATCTTGGGTATCTCCACTGCTCCTTTAACCACCTCGTAACGTTTTCGGCAAGCTTCGGCATCGCGTGGTTCCATGTCCGAAAGACGGTAACGAACATAATGCGGCTCGAGACCCACTCCAAGACTCTCGGAGAGGGCATGGACAAGGTGCGCAGGGAGACCAGCGCGACCAAGTCCACTTATGACAGCTCGAATCGCATCATGTCCAAAACCGTCTGTGGCACAGGTAAGGTCAGCCGAGAGGAAGACCGAACCATCATGGAAGCCCCTCGTGACTCGATCGAGAATCTCCTTCTCCGTATGCGGAGCATACGGACGAATTTCTGGGAGACGTTCGAGCACACGAGGCCAGACGACCTGTCTTACAAGGTCGCCCTGGGCGAAAACCGCTGCCGGCGGAATGGTAATGACACGTGCCTTCATCCCCAGCTCAGCAATCACGGAGCAGGAGTGAACGACTCGCTTATCCCTAGCCTCCCGGAGAACCCAAGCTGTTGCAGACGCTTGGTTCCGGAGGGCACTCGACAGTTCAGGATAATCGAGCCCCGCACTCCTCCGTACTTGCTCGCTGAGTCTACGCTCGAAGTCGGAAGCGAGACGAGAGCGCTCTGGCAAGCCAGAGCCGGGCGCAGGCCTACCTCCTCGGAGATAGCCGCCTCCAGATACTCCCCATGCAGCTCGACTGAGCGACTGCACGTAGCCGGAGTACCCCCCGCCCTCTCGACCGACCTCGACCGTAGCCGAGGACGAAGAAGGCACTGTGTACGAAGTTTTATGTTGGAACGCGCCCTTCAGCAGTGTGTAAACATGATGCTTAATATCCCCCAACAACCGGGGAGGAGTCATGTGTCTGCTGGAGAGCTTTTGCAAATGCTGGCTTACGGCTTGCTTACACACACTTTGTGGCGCGCATGGCAATGCGCGGGCAACTCTCGAGAAAGCGAGTTTGCCCTTTGTGTCCAAAGTGCGATTAAGCCAGTAAGCAAGTCGTCTTGGGAAGTGCGTCCCCGAGGGCCAAGGACGAGACCTCTGCTCAAGAGCAGAGGCCCTAAGCCACCCGGCGAGGAGTTTCACGCTCATCGCTGCGTCCAGCCATCCGTTCCTTTCCACAGAACGGGACAACCAGCGACGCATTTCCCAAGAACCAGCACGCGTTCCAATACCACAGGAGATCAAACCACACCAAAGGGCTTGCCAAAGCTCTTTGGTCTGCTGACCAATTCGACGACTGGGATTTCTTCTTTTAGGCCTGCTGCGCCGTCTCTGTCCTGCGACAAAGATGGCACGAACAGCGCTAGCGGAAGAGGGAACCTCACCACCC